TTTGATGAATGGAAGAAAGACGATCAGTTTTTAGCAGATATAGCAGAGATGTTAGATAATGTTCTTACATATTTTATATCTCACGCTCCGAATGCCATATCAAGAGCAAAATACTCAGCTGAAAGAGAAAGAAGTATCGGAGTTGGTGCACTCGGTTTTCATGCTTATCTACAAAGCAAAAATATTCCATGGGAGTCTGCAATGGCAGTATCTGCCAATACTCGAATGTTTATGCATATTAGAAATCAATTAGATAAAGCAAATCAAAAATTAGGAAAAGAAAGAGGTGAAGCACCAGATGCAGTTGGTTCAGGACAGAGATTTTCTCATGTAATGGCAATAGCACCTAATGCTTCATCTTCTATCTTAATGGGAAATACTTCACCATCAATTGAACCATTTAGAGCAAATGTTTATAGACAAGATACCCTTTCTGGTGCGTCTATAAATAAAAATAAACACTTAGATAAATTAATTAAAAAAGCTTGTGAAAAAAATAGTAAGCTTGATTATAATGAAATTTGGTCGAGTATTATAATGAATGATGGTTCGGTTCAACACTTAGATATATTAAAAGAAAACGATAAAGATACTTTTAAAACAGCTATGGAAATAGATCAACGTTGGGTTATAGAACACGCAGCAATACGTCAAGAGTTTATAGACCAAGCACAATCAGTTAATTTATTTTTCAGACCAGATACAGATATTAAATACTTACATGCATGTCATTTTATGGCTTGGAAAAAAGGTTTAAAAACTTTATATTATTGTCGTAGTGAGAAAATTGGTAAAGCTGATAAAGTTGCTAAAAAAATTGAACGAAGAATTATAGAAGAAATTAAAATAGAAGATTTAACGAAAGAGGATTCATGTTTAGCTTGCGAGGGTTAAAAATATGGAGTGTTTTACTCCTTTTAACATTATTAACATCTTGTATTCCTGCAGCAATACTTACAGTTAAGAAGTTAATGCCATCAGCATATGATGACAATGAAATGTTAATGATTTCAAATCTAAGATATGATGTGCGACAAGTACAATGCACTGGTGATAAATCACACGAAACCATAGTAAAAATATGGGAAGGAAAAGAAAAACTATATTACTATTCATCAGCAAAAGAAAATGAAGATGTTTTAAAAATGGTAAGACCATTATCTGAAAGTATGAGAGGGCTATACGATTCATCAAAATCAGGTAAAATGAAAGAACTTTACTGTGTTGAAAAAGTAATTAATTTAACAAAACAAGTGGATATTATAGCAAATGCACTTGCAGCGAGGAACAAATAATGACTATAAATGACGCAATACAAGAAATGCAAGCACTAACAAATAGTGAAAATGCATGGTTAAGAGAAAAAGCAAATAAAGTAATAAGATATAACCACCAACACGAAACAGGACAACTATCAACAGCTGAATATACAGATCTATTAAATGATTTGGCTCGTATCGAAGAAATACAAGAAGAAGCAGATGCGATGAAATATAAAGCAGCAATAGAAAAATTAATCACGACTGCATTTTCAATACTTAGTTAATATTATGTTTGTATTTAAAAATATAGATAATTGGATTACTGACGAAGAACGTTTAAATATAAGAAATAAAGTTGAAGATTTAAAAGCTGATTGGAAACATATAAAAGATTTTCCTTTAGCAAAATCTGCTAAACTTTTAGCAGCACAAGATCCTGAACTTTATAAATCAGCTGAGAATCAATATTTTTTAGGTGATGCTACATACGTGTTAGAAAAGTTAGAACAAAGAAATAAAACTTTATCAGAGAATTTAAATGTTTCATTTTTTGATTTGTATGGAAAAATAGTTAGTACAATTAAAGATATAACAGGATTGCCTACTTCTTATTTGTCTGAATATCCACGTCCTGGATTTCATATATTTCGAGGTAAGCAAACACCGCATCCTTTTGAATATCATATTGACACTACAATATGTAGATATGATACTAATTATAAACCAGAACAATGTTATTCTTTTTTATCTTTAATTGAGTCACCAAGCAATGATCCTGCTGGTTTAGAGTATAAAGATACTAATGACTTTGATGCATTAAGAGATTATCCTGAAAAAGTAAAACTATATAAATTAAATACTTTCTATTATTGGAAAGGTGACCATTTCCATAGAATGAAAAAGTTTGGTATGAATGACGGAGAAAGTAGAATTACTTTACAGGGTCATTATGTACTTAAAGATAACAGAGCATATATTTACTGGTAAGATTATGAAACGTTTTTCTTTTGCTGAAATACAAAATTTCTTTTCAGAGGGTGAGCGAAACCAAATAGCAAGAAAGGTTTTAGAATTAAAATCACATTGGAAAAAATTACACGACTATAATGTGTATAAAAATAGTCTTGATATGAAATCTGATTATTCTAAAAACCAATATTTACTTGGTGATAGTATATATCCACTTACTCCCAAAGATACAAGTGAGATAAATAAAGAAGTTCAAGGAATACTTTTAAAAGAGTTTAAAGATCTAATATATAAAAAATTAATTGATAATGTAGGTAAGTGGTTTGAGGTATTCAATTACAAAGAAACTGAATTTTATCCAAATTTACCAATTCCTGGATTTCATATATTTGACGGAAAACAAACTGCTCAGCCATTTGGATGGCATACTGATACGACACTTTGTTTATGGGAAGAGAATATAGATCCTAAGAGATTGTTTTCTTTTTTATCTCCTATTATGATGCCAGAAAGAGGAGCACATTTAGAGTGGTTAATGCCATCAGGAAAAGAAACTATGATACCATATGAATATGGTACACTTCATATATGGAATGGCTTAGAACAACATAGAATAGGTCGTCACGCATTAGCAAATTACGAAAAACGAATTACGTTGCAAGGACATATTTACATTAATCCAAACGGAAAAGTACAATTATTTTTTTAACTTAACACATAGAGGAACATGAACGTGCCAAAACAATCTGAAAGTATATCTTTAACAAAAGAAAGAAATTACTTTAAACCATTTAATTATCCATGGGCTTATGATGCATGGCTTAAACACGAACAATCGCATTGGTTGCATACAGAAGTACCAATGTTAGAAGACGTAAAAGATTGGAAAAGTAAATTAACACCATCTCAAAAGAGTTTTCTTACAAATATTTTTAGATTCTTTACACAAGGTGATATTGACGTAGCAGGTGGTTATGTAATGAATTATCTTCCATATTTTCCACAACCAGAAGTAAGAATGATGATGTGTGGTTTTGCAGCACGTGAAGCATTACACATAGCAGCATATTCTCATTTAATTGAAACATTAGGTTTGCCAGAAGCAACTTATAATGAATTTAATAATTATAAAGAAATGGCAGCAAAACATAATTACTTTGTAGACTTAGCATCTAAGACTACAAGCAAAGCAAGTATTGCTACAAGTATAGCAGCATTTTCAGCATTTACAGAGGGTATGCAATTGTTTTCGTCTTTTATTATGTTGTTAAATTTTCCAAGACATGGTTTGATGAAAGGTATGGGACAAATTGTCACTTGGTCGATAGTAGATGAAACACAACATTGTGAGAGTATGATAAGATTATTCCGCACATATATAGAAGAGAACAATGAAATATGGAATGATTCTCTTAAAAAGAAAATATATGATATCGCTGAAAAGATGGTTGAGTTAGAAGATAACTTTATTGATCTTGCTTTCTCAATGGGCGATATGCAAAATTTAAAAAAAGAAGAAGTGAAAGAATATATTCGTTATATTTGTGATCGTAGACTTATATCAATGGGATTACGAGGTATTAATAAAAGAAAAACTAACCCACTTCCTTGGGTAGAGGACATGATAAATGCTCCGATACATGGAAACTTTTTTGAAAATCGTATTACTGATTATGCAAAAGGGTCTTTAAAAGGAAATTGGGGTGATGTTTGGGGTGCTAAAAAATAATGAAAATACAAACAGTTAAATTTCATTGTATGTCTTGTGAAACAGAGGGTAAAATTTCATTTACTACTCAAGATGATACATTGTCTAAAGCAGATGTTGCTTATTGTCCAATGTGCGCACATGATATAGCTGAAAATAACGATAATGAATTTGAAGAACAAGAACAAGATGAATAAATATAAGTATGACACAATGGTTATACGAAAACAAAGAGTTCAATGATCCTTCAAAATATTTCGGATTTATATATTCTATTACAAACCTTTTAAATAATAAAGTTTATATAGGACGAAAATATTTTACTTCTGCTAAAACGAAACAGCCACTTAAAGGAAGAGTTAATAAAAGACGTTCGAGAGTAGAAAATGATTGGAAAGAATATTGGGGATCTTCATCTACGTTTTTAAAAGAAATAGAAGAAACAGGAAAACAAAATTTTAAAAGAGAAATACTTCGACTTTGTAAGACAAGAGGAGAAGTTAATTATTGGGAAGTGAAGTATATGTTTGAATTTGATGTATTAAATGCAAAACTTCCTAATGGTGAGAACAAATATTATAATGAAAATATAATGATGAAATTTACAAGAAGGAACATAGGTAAATGAAAACCTTACTATTAATTAACGCATTATTTCTATCAACTATCGCAGCATTTTATGCGATTACTGGATTGATAGCTATATTTGCAACAGCTGTAATACCAATAGCAATTATGGGTACAGCTTTAGAGACAGCAAAGCTTGTTATAGCATCTTGGTTATATAGAAGATGGAACGATATAACAAAAGTAATGAGATATTATTTTAGTGTATCATTAGTTGTACTTATGTTCTTAACGAGTATGGGTATTTTTGGCTTTTTAAGTAAAGCACATTTAGATCAAGCAGTACCAACTGGTGAAGTATCTTCTAAAGTTTATATACTAGATGATAAAATTAAATATCAAAGAGAAATAGTCACAAGAAACCAAAAGACTATTAAACAATTAGATGATTTAGTTGAACAAAGTATCGGTCGTACTAATGATGAAAAAGGTATTAATGCAGCAACTGAATTAAGACGTAAGCAAGAGGGTCAAAGAAATAAACTAGTTGCTGAAATAGAAAAAGCACAGAATACAATTAATAGTTTAAATAATGAAAGAGCACCAATCGCAGGACAATTAAGAAAGATCGAAGCAGAAGTTGGTCCGATTAAATATATTGCTGCTTTAATATATGGCGATAAAATAGATGAAAATATACTTGAGAAAGCTGTAAGATTTGTAATTATTATTATTGTATTTGTATTTGATCCATTAGCAGTTATGATGTTAATTGCATGGAACAGAGAAATAGCATTTACAAGTGGAGTAAAACCACAGGATCCAACTCCAACAACACCATTGACAACATTACCAACTATTAAGCCATTAGCAGAAGTAAAAGAAATAGTTAAAGATATAAAAACTGAGATAAAATCTAAATTAAAAGAAACTTTAAGTAAAGTAAAAGAAAAAATAACTGATGGTAATGCATATTTGGAACGTAAGCGAAAAGAAAGAGCAAACGATTTATCAAATATAAATACAAATAAGACACCTACTGCGTTTTATGAACTTGATAACGTAGACGTGTATGAAAGAAAATCAGATATAAAAGAAACAATAACAAGATCATTAGATGGAAGACCAGAAGAACCTAAAAATTCTGTGATTCCTAAGAAAGAATAATTATGAATAATGAAGAAATTAAATCTTTATGGCGACCAGCAATTGCTTGGTTGTATATTGCTATTTGTTTTGTTGACTTTATGGTATTTCCAATTTTATGGAATATAGCACAAATATCATTTTTAAAAACAATAGTAATTACTGCATGGACACCATTAACATTACAAGGTGGTGGATTATTTCATATTTCAATGGGAGCAATATTAGGTGTGACTGCTTATGGAAGAACACAAGAAAAACTTAATGGTTCTTCGATCACAACAACAGTAATGCAACCACCAGCAGCAAAACCACCTACACCAAATTTTCCAGTTCGTGATTAATATGACAAAAGAAAATAAAGAAAATAAAAAATATAATTCTCCTGAAGACTTTAAAGAATATCTTAAAGAAATATTAAATATTCCAAAAGAAACTAAAAACAAACAACCAAAAAAATAAATTATGGCAAAACGTGCAGCAAATTATGGAACAAATACTAAGAGAGAATCAAAACCAAAACGTACAAGTATTGGAAATGGCTTTTTTAGTAAATCAATGATGAATAAGCATAAACGAAGATCGCATAAAGCTTATCGTGGTCAAGGAAGACCCTAAACCAAAGGAGTAAAAATGAAAAAGTTAATTGAAAAAGTAAAAAAACTATTTAAAAGATGCGTTTGTAAAAAATAAATTATTTTTTTATTATGAATAATGTTATGAAATATGTGATTACAGGTCATAGATCTGGTATAGGTAAATCTATATTTGATTATTACGCAAAACAACCTGATACATATTGTGTTGGTTATGATATATCACATCATTTAGATTTAAACGATCCAAAAACACATTCAGATTTTATAGAGAGTTGTAAAGATGCTTCAGTTATAGTGTTAAACGCACATACAGGCGAACAACATAATTCTTTAAAGTTTCTTTACAATCTTTATAAACAAGATTTAAAACACATAATCGTAATAGGTTCAATGGTAAGTAAATTATGGAAGACCCCAGAAGAAGTTCCTGCTGGATTCAAAGATTATTGGTCACAAAAAGTATTACTTGATAAAACAATAGAACAACTTTCAGAATCACAATCCCCACTTAAAATTAGCATCGTTAGACCAGCTTGGGTTGACACTCAACTTGCAAAAGATTACACAGGAAAAAAATTAACAGTAGATTCAGTTTTAAATGCAGTAAGATTTATAATTGAAAGCGAAAATAGTCATATAACAAATATGGAATTACAATGTACGAATTAAGAAATAGTGCTGATGGTGAACTTCCTAAGATAGTCACAAACACTCATCGTTATTGGGTTGAAATGAATGATGGTAAAAAATACTTAGACATTCAATCTGGTAATAGTGCTTTTACACTTGGTTATGGTCATATTGAAATAGTAAAAGCAATGGCTGATAAAATTACTTCGGTTGGTTTTATAAGAGGAAATACTGGTGAGAGTGATACAGATACTCAAGAGATGGTTCATTTTGTTTTATCTGAATCAAGAATGTCAGTTATGTCTTGGGCTATTTCTGGAACCTCAGCAGTAGAGTGTGCTATTATGATGAATGATAGTTATTGGAAACAAGTAAATCCTAAAAAACATTTAATTGTATCTTGCACTCCAGCATATCATGGCACAAGTTATCTTACAAGAGCAATGGCTAGTCCATACACAGTTGATTTTCCATCAGATAGATTAAGATGTATTCGAGCACCAAAATGGAACACAATAGAAGAGCGTGAAGTAGAAGAAGAAAGAGCATTAGCAGAATTAGAAAAAAGATTAACTAAATTTGATGACTCATCAAACGTTGGTGCTTTTATAATGGAAACATGTCCTTGGATGGATGGAATACTTCCTTATAGTAAAAGATGGTGGGAGGGTGTTAGATATCTTTGTACAAAATATAATATAAATTTTATTACAGATGATGTAGCAGTTTGTTGGGGTAAATCGTTATCTTATTTTGGTTATTCAACAGCAGGATATAATATTCAACCAGATATTATCGCTTGTGGTAAATCATTATCAGCAGGATATGCACCAATTGGATTCGCAGCAGGTAATTCTCGCATTGGTGAAATTCTTTCAACACAAGAATGGGGATGGGGACATACTTGGCAACCTTATATGGCTGGTAT